CTTTCATTCGCTTCTGAACGCTCCCCAATTGGGCATTGACTTGTTCCTTTCCTTTGACGACCAGTTCGACAAAAGCCTTACCAGCATTTACAGCCATTAGCCAAACCTTCCTTGTGCCATTCTTTTCAGAAACTCTTTATAAGTCTTGTCGAATACAGGGGCCAGCATTGGTCGTTTCGGAACAGCGAAAGTTACCTTCGGAAAGTCTTTTGAGAAAATCAGCTTCTTTTGCGCCTTGCCTTTCTTCTTTTTTACTTTCCCGGTTTTCGTTAGCTGGTCAGCGACCTTCGCCCTGACCCTGGTCGACCCGCCAAACTCGTGAGTTTCGGGCACGTTGTCGTTGTTGAATCGAGGAATGTAAATAATTACGTTCGCGTCAGCCCGCGACAAGTCGGCCTTATATTGCACGTTTCGAAGCGAAAGCGTTTCGTTGTCGCTTACCCTGGCGATCGGGGCCCCAGTCCCCTTCGGCCTGACCTTGCGTCGCTTTACTTTCGACTCTTCGCCTTTCCTGTTTACTTTCGTGCTTCCTTCGATATTCGGCTTCCCTATCCGCTGTCGTGTCTTCTCACGCATACGACCGCCGAACCACTTCAACGAAGCCAGTGTCTTTTCGTCAAGGGCGCTTATAATTGCTTCACGATCGAAGAAAGCCTCTTTAAGTTTCGGGGCCCATTTCAGGGTCGCTGTTATCTTCGGCGGCATTGACGAAAACCTTTAACATCGAAATGGTTTGGCTTGTTAGCTTGTGCGTTTCATGCCGTCGCCCCTTTTTGTCAGGTATGGTGCCAGGGCTGGCCCCGTGTGCTAGTTCCATCACTTGCCAGGCTGTCAAGTTCGTGGGGTCTACCCCAGCGACTCCAGCGAGCCGAAAGACAGCGCGCCAAGCATTGACCCCACCGCTTCGGCTTGTATCTGGTCCAGTTCCTTCGTCTTCGTCCAAATCCCCTGAATCGCTTGCCCCTTCGACGGCTGGATCTTCAAAAAAAAAGCCGCCAGTTCAGCCATAAAAAAGTCGACCGCTTCGGCTATGACGTCGCCGTCAAGCCTGGCCGCGAAGTCGGCTTCGGTCAGGCCCTTCGACTGGGCCTGGCTGAATAGCACGACCCACAAACAATCGACCAGGCCGCCCAGATCTGTAGGCATATCGCCAGGCGAGTCGAGCAGGTCGACGCCTAGCTGTTCCTTGACGTCGCGAAGCGTGCCGACCGTCAGGGACAGCCGCCACGAATCGCCCGTCGTATCTTTGAAAATCTTCGCCATTATCAGGGCACCGTATACCAGGCTGGGGCCGCGTCAGTATTCTTGACAGGCTTGATTGAAATGTCGACCGTCAGGGCTTCGCCTAGCGCTTCGTTTCGTGTGAAACTGAGAATCATACAAGTGGCCCGTAAGCCCTGGTTGCCTGTCGTGGCAGACGACCCGTCAAGTACTAGAAACTCTTCGGCGGTCTTGTTGAAAAAAGCCGTCTGAAGCGCAGTAAAGGCCGTATCGCTTGCGTCCCATAAGTGATTAAAGTCGACGCTGGCGTCAATCAAGCCGTCAGCCGCTTCCTTGAAACCACCAGACGCCCGCGTCGTCAGGTCAATTTCATCCTTCTCAAGGTTTAGCGTTACATCCTTGACAAGCGTAATTTCGGTCCAGGTGGGGCTAGCGTAAGTCCCGGTATTATAGTAAAGCTTCGCGTTTTCGCTCAGAACGTGGGCCATTATGACGCCCCTTTATAGTTGATTGTGATGTAGGTAAAAAACTGGCCCGCTTCATACAGGTGTTCTTGACTGAAAGGTTCCGCCTGGTCGATCGAATCAGGCACCAGGCCCGCTTGTTCGCCGCCCGCAATTAGGCCCGTCTTTATCTCTTCAGCAAGTTCCAAAAAACCGCCGACGTCGCTGTCGCTGTCGCCACAAGGGGCGACAATGTAAACCAAAACGGAATACGTTTTCAGGGAAGCACCCGACCGCGTCAGTTTTTCCCATTCTTCAGGCCCGCCCGAAACGACGACCTGTAAGCTTGTCAGGTTTTCCAGCAACCGCACGACCCAAAGGTCTTTTGCGATTGTTGGCGTGCCTGTCAGCGTCAGGGTCCCCAGCTTCGTGACGACCGCGTCAACCAGTGCTTCTGAAGCTCCAGCCATTCTTTTCCTTACTGCTTACAATGGACGCGAATGACGACGTGGGCGGGGCTTCCGTATCGCCAGTGCGTTTCCCCGCCGATCGCCAGTACGTCGTAAGTTTTACCGCCAGCCGCGACAGTGTCGCCGCGAAGGGGCGTTATCTCGCTTCCACTTATGACAAGTTCCGAAACTAAAAACAAATAATCCTGGCTTTTCGTTTCCGTAGTGAAGCCGCTACTTGTGGTCGTTTCGTGCACCGAATCACCAGGCACAGCCGTCAAGGTTACTGACCCGACGGCTGGCCTGGTATAAATTGCAGAGATACCAGCGACCGACCTGGCCGCTTTGTATCCCGCGATTATTGCTTCGGATATACTTGACATTTTAGCTCAACAGAGTTTCTGTTACGCCCAGCGAGTCAGTCACCACGATCGGCACGCCGAAGGCTTCAGTGGGGAACGGGGCAGGCGCGCCAGTCGGATTTGTGGCCGTTCGGCTTGCTCGTAATTGCTCCAGGCTTCGCCCGTTCATTGCCAGGTAGTTCGGTTTTCCACCGGCTGGGAAAAGGTTCAGCAGTTCCGCGACCAGGTCGTCGGTCAAACCTTTGCCAGCGTCTTCGGTAAGATTACCGATACGACCGACCGAAGTCGACGAACCGATCTTCAGGCCAGTCCAGCCATTAATCGGATGGTAATAGGCCGGGAACAAACCAGTCGAAGAACCGGCGCGTTCCACGATCTGACGTTCGCCGACGGCGATCTTTCCTTGCTGGCCCCAGATGACTTCGACGTCATTCTGGCCCGTTCGGATGCCGTAAACACTGGACCCAGTCGATGCCGTGGTTCCTGCCGCGTTCACAACCATCGCGTCAGATGCGCCGTCAAGGTTCGTCTGGTCAGCGAAGCCGTCGAAGCCTGGTGAAGCCTGGTTCCCGACCGTACCGTTTAGAATTTGCTCCTCGACTTCCTTCATTGCCTGGCGAAGGTGGTCTTGTGCCTCCAGCGCCATGACGTGCTGCCAACCAAGTTCGTCGGCGTTCGCGACAGCCATATCGACGGCGAAGCTTGCGTCAAGAATTCCCAAATTGACAGTAACCGCCGACCTGGTCGCTTTCGTGTTTTCAGTACCGTCGTTCGCCGACCGAAAACCGACCGCAGGGTTCGCGGTCTTTTTGTTGTAGGTGAAGGTAATTCCCATCGTTTGGCGTGCCGCCAAAACTTGCAACAAAGGGGCTTCGTCCAGGACGTCAGAGATGACGCCTTCCATATCGGCGGCCCCGAAAATTGCGACGTCCGAAGTTGTTAAATAAGAATGTGCCATTGTTATTCGCTTTCAAAAAAAATCGTTGTGGTTTGTACCGCTTCAGGTGGTCCAGTGGTTTACTTTTCCGAATACAGCCCGCCCATAATTTTGGCCGTGCTGGGGGCTACGCCCTTGGCTTGTGCTTCAGCCGAAAACTTCTGGGCCTGGCTCACTTCAGGAACAGGGTCAGAAGAAACGGGTTCAGGTTCGCCAGCGTCTTCGGCGAAGGCTTTCAAGTCCGCCAGTTCCTTCGACACTTCGGCCAGGCGATCTTGTGAAGCCTTCAGGGCTTCGGCCTGGCGGGTCCTGTCTTCTTTGAAGCAATCCAGAAGGCTTTTTCCTTCAAGGAACGCAAGGGCCCCCGCGTCACCGAAAGCTTCGATAAATGGCTTCGCGTTTTCGCTGGCTTGCTCCAAATCGAAAACCGCTGGCTCCACTTTGGGCGAGGCTTCGGGCGTTACTTCGGGGGTGACTTCTGGGGTTTTCTCGGCTGTCATATCGACGGCCCTTTCTTGCTTGTTTGACGCGTCCGCCTTATTGAAAAGTCCGCCACGCGTTAGCGCTGGTTCGTCGACCAAGTCGGCGGCTTTGATATTGGAGAACCGAAGCGCGCCGTCGGCTTCGAATGTTTCGTCGTGATTGATTAAAGCGTGAAGCGAAACGCCGAAGCTTTCAGGGTCGTCGGTCGCCATTGCCATAAGGTACGACCCGACGTCGCCTAAACCAGGTGCGTCGAAGGCCGCGTCAGAAAGGTGAAGATCGGCGTAAACCGCGTCACCGTTCTGGCGAAAATTCTTCCATCGACCCAGGAACCGCCCCAGGCCAGGGTTTTCGGCTGTCGGATGACTAAAGCGGGCTTTCAGGCCCTTATTGAAGCTGTTGCCTATGTCGATCGTCTGGGACAGCGTGACGTTATCAGCCGACCAGGGTCGATCGTCACTGACTTCACCTAACTGAACGATCTTCGCCCCCGCGATGATATTGTTAACGCGGTCGATTTTATGCGACGGCCCGCCGCTTGACTTTCGAAGCTGAAAATATTCGTCTTTTGTTGGCTTGCTCATTCGTCGTCTTCGCTTTCTTCTTCTATTTCTGTCGGTGCTTCTTCTTCGATTCCCAGGGCTAGCGGGCCTAAAGTTTCTAAAAGAAACTTATCTTCTTCAGCCTTGCGTCGCACGACGTCCCGCCAGGAGTCGCCGAAGCGTTCTTTACGAATTTCCGACCGTGTTCGCAAGTTGTTTTCGATCGCTAGGACGTCGCCTTTTATTTCCTTGCTGGGGTCCCACCAAGGAATACCGGCTGGTATCCAGTCCCATTTTAAGTCGGTCGCCTTCACGCCTGGCGGTAAAACCAGGACACCCCGCGCCAGCCACTTCGAAATTCGCCAGCCCGTCAGTCGGTTAAGCGTTTCCTTCAGGTCGTCGCGCTTGCTTTCGCACGACTTCTGATACTGGACCAAGGCCGACCGACTGCCGAAAAAATTCGTAAAGCTTTCGTCGAAAAAGCTCCAGGGAATGTCGAGCGACTTCAAAGCCGCCTGAAGTGTCAATTTTAGAAAAGCTTGAAATTCTGTCGAAGGGTGCTTTGACTCTAAAAAGGTGGCGTTGTCGCCAGGGTCCATATCTATCTTTACGGGGCCTTCGCCGAAGTCTATTTTATAGTCTTCGCTCGCTTCGTCGTCGTCGTTATCGAAAGCGTCAGCGTTTTCGCGGGTGATCGCCAGGGCGAAAAGTTGCGTTATCTTCGCTTTTGCAAGCGCGTAGTCTTTTGCCTCTAGTGCGTCCTGGAAGCCGCTGATCGCGGACGTCAGGGGCGACACCCCGCGATACTGGTCGAAGGCGTCGAAATAGCCTAGCTGTAGGATACCGCCCGCCCCTACGTTTCTCTCAAAAACATACGACCCATCATCCTGTCGCCGATGGATTGCAACCGAAAGCATTTTTCCGGCTTTGTTTGTTTTGATGCCGTGGGTGTATGCTGGCGGGTCGCCTGGCTTTTGTGGGCTGACATTCCGGTCAGGTGTTCGCACGCGATCGCCTTCAATTGCCTGAAGCTGACCGCTGGCAAGCTTCACGACGAAAACGTCGCCGTCCATAACGCGACGGGCTTCAAGAAGTCGCACGATCCGCTTTAGGGAATGGCGGCCAGCTACGTCGCAGTTAAGAGGCCGCCCCCACCAGTCCATAAGCTTTTCAAGCTGTTCGTTGACTTCAGGGTTCCCCGTGTCGGCCTGGAAGGTAAAATTCGCGACATAGTCCAGGTGTTTGCGAACAGCCCACGCCACGACCGAATAATTCCGCCATAATTCGCGGGCCCCTTCGGTCGCTCGCTTTCGCTTCGACTCAGACAAGATCGAATCACTTGACTGTATCCGCGTGCCAGGGTCGCGACGTGTAGTACTAGGTTCAGCCGCTATATAGCGGCCAAATTGCTCTAGTCTGTTGCCGACGGCCTGGCTCATTTTACCCATGCGAATTACTCAGATTTATTCCCGCCGTTCGGCTGTTGCTTGGCTTCGATAATCGGGCCACTTTCTTCTCCCAAATTGACAATTCCTGAAGAAGCTGTCGCCGATCGAAAACCGTTGACACGCCGTCGATTGAGACCGACGTAACGCCGCTGGCCCCAGAAAGAAGCGCCGCTTCGATCTGATCTACCATCGACTTCGCGAAAACCAGCTTGTCGGCCCGTGTGTTTGGCATAGTTCACCCTCTATTTATAAAATAGCGAAACACCCTTTTTTTACAAGGAAAAACTTGACGGCTTTGTCAGTTCCTGACATTTGCCATTTTCGTGACCTGACGAAGTACGAAAGTTTCGTCGCAGTCGCAGCAAGTAACATAAAACCAGGCGACGTGTTCGCCTGTCGCCTGGCTGTCAATTTCCCTATGGGCCCCGCGTTTCTTCAAGTGCTTCTGGTGCCCGCAGTGGGGGCAGGCCGGGGGCGTCGTCGTGACTGTCTTTTTCGGCTTTCGCTTCGTCGTTTTCTTTTTGCTCATAAGTAACTTACGCCCTTTGTTCTTTTTCGTTTCGTTTTCGGTTTAGCTTCTGTCGACATACTGCAAGCCTGGATCGACGCCGCGACGCAGCAACCGACCGCGCAGTCAAGCCAGTGATTATCGGGCCTGTCAGGTTTCAGTTTCCATTCATCAACCTCACGACCACGCCCCGCCGTCCTGACAGGGTATTCGGCTTTCAGGTGCCGCGCGAAAGTCTTGTGTATTCGTGGGGAAGCCTGGAAAAGCGTCAGGGCCCCAGGTGTTCCAGGTTCGGTCGCCAGGCGACTAAACAGAAACGACTTCCAGTGGTTCGCGTCGTACAAACAATATTGCGCTGGGCTGTCTTTTGCTTTTTCTATTCGCCAGTGCGTTCCTATTCGCTTGCCTGACCGCTTCGCGATCGTCGCGTTCAGTGGTTCGTTGCTTGCCCCCACATACTTACCGTGCGACGGCGTCACGATCGCACGGTGCTGTGTGTTTCTGGAAAAGTCGTAAACAATGTTACGCGATAGCCCCCAGTTCGCGTCGATAAGTAACCGACTTATCGACAATTCGGCCCCGTCTTCACGCCGCCAGGTGCGACCGCACAAGCTGTCGATCGTTTCGTTCAGGGCTTTCGTCAGCCCGACTTCAAGGCTTGAACCAGGCCAGACGCTGTCGATAGTTTTCTTCGCCTGGTTCAGTCTGAAGTTGTTTGTTCGCTGGTCAGGGAAAGCCCCGTAGTCGACGACCCACCCCGTAAAGTCTGGCCGCCAGGCTATGACCGCATAATATAAAAGCGTTTTCTGGACGTCGACGAAGGCCGTCAGTAATTCGCCGCCAGTGGGGAAGGTGCCGCGTTCGCACGGGTGCGTGCGTTGCAAAATTTGTTCTTCTGTTACCGTGTCGTCTTGTGTTGTCTCCAGTGGCTGGTTTTGAAATTCAGACCAGAAGGCCGCTTCGTTTCTAAAAAACAAGTTCATAGCGTGCTGAATACCTGACGCTTCGTCTTCTGTATGACGTTCATTCCAGGCGGCCTTACATCCTAAATCCATTTCATCTTGATTGTTCATGTAAAACGCAAGGGCTTCGGTATCGTCCTGGCCGTTACGCCAGGCGTCTTCGCGAAACTCCTGGTACTTGTGCCACAAACTTATTTTCGTCGGCCAGCCGTAAAGCATTTGTGTGCGTTCGCCGTGCCATTCTGGGGCCTGTTCGTTGTCAAGAATCTGGTCAGCCATATCGCCGCGACTAATTACAGTGCACGGCATAACGCCCTTTATTTTAATACCTGGCCCCGCAAGCCCTAAAATGTCGCCCATCAAAGTGGCGATCCTGTCGTCGGTCTGGGAATTACTCTTTGCGCTTTCGCGCGTTTGCGGGTCGTCAAGTATTACATAGTCGGGCCGTATTACTTCGCCGTCTTGTGTCGTCTTCTGTTGCCCGCGAATGTCGCCGGTTATACCCGCGACCGTCACCAGTGCACCAGACGAAACAGACCCTTCAATAACTGGCAAACCTAACTCGTCTTTATGCCACACGATACCCGTCGGGCTTCCCTTGTACGTTTGGCCCCCTGCCCTGATCGCCTTTCCTTCTAGCTTTATAATAGGCTGGCAAGCTTCGGGAAAGTCTTCAGCCAGTAAAGCATTGAAGCGAAGTTCGGTCTTTATCGACGCCAAAAGCTTTTGGGCCTTCGGGCCTGTCGCCCCCACCAAACAAACCCATCGACCGTAACCGTATAAAAGGGCCCAGATCGCCGCCGTAATTGCGATCGTCGTTTTTCCACAACCGCGAGGCATTGCCAGGGCGAATAGCCCGCCGTCGCTGACTGTCGTTTCGATCTGTCGTAAAACCTTTAGGTGATCTTCAGACCAGCCCATAAAAAACGCGCCTGGTCGATAGGTTTCACAGAACAGCTTTAACGAATCGCCGCAAGCCGCCCGCCTGTCAGGGTCGACGGGTGGGGGAATTTCAGCCAGGTCGTTAGCTTTTGCCGCCGCGTCCTGTTTGCGTTTCGTGTTCGCCGCCTGGTAGGCTGCCAGGCGTTCGGCTGTAAGTTCCCCCTTACTCAATCGTCACCTCTAGAAGTCGCTTAATTGTACGAACCGACGTCGTCGCCGTAATCAGAAGCCACCGCGTTCCAGTCGACGTCGCGGTCAGGGTGAATTCCACCGCCTTACCAACCGCAACAGTTACGCCGTCCTGGTCTTCATACGTTGCCGTATTGTTCGCTGGCGTGCCGATCGTTACGTCGCTGTCAGCCGTCACCAGGGCGACCGTGGGGGTGCCTGACAGCGTGTCGCCGCCTAAATGGTCAGTGTAGTCGATCTTAAAGGCTTCGACGTCGTCGACCGACTGGCAAGGGTTCCCGGTTAAAATTATCGTCATTGGTTCACCCGAATAAATGGCCTGTGATCTTGAAGTCGAATTAACGGCCTGGCGTCGACCAGGCTTACAAATGGCCTGGCATCAACCAGGCTGGAGTACGGCCTGGCGTCGACCAGTGCCGCGTATGGGCGATCGTCGACCGCTTTGACGTGTCGACCGCCAGCCGCTGGAACAGAAGGCGTAGCGGCCCCCAGGAAGCCCCGCGCCGTGACGTTGCCGATCGTCGTCGTCAGCGTGCCATTTCCGAAGCCGCCCGTCGTGATTAGAGCAATCGACATTTTAGGTTGTCTCTGTTATCGAAGTGGGGCTGGTCGCGTCGTCGTAGGTGTAGGTTTTCGCTGGCGTCGTGCCGTCTAGCTCGTAGATTGTTTTCGTTGTTCCGACGTTTCCATTTTCAGCCAGGTGCCCCAGTATTTCGTAAAGAAGCTGGGCCGCCGTTCCTTCGGCACCTGTCGCCCGCCACGCCGCCGTTAAGGCCGTGGTCCAGACCGCGTCGACCTTGCCGTCGGTGATCGCATGAAGGACCGCCGCCGTGCCAGCCGCGTCGGGCGTGGTGGTGTTCGCCCCGTCGGTTCCGCGCATCGGCGTCGTGGGAATTAACGCGACAGCCGCGTCGGTGATCGCATGAAGGGCCGCCGCCGTCCCGGCCGCGTCAGGCGTCGTCGTGTTTGCGCCATCGGTTCCGCGCATCGGCGTCGTGGGTATCAGTGCGACCGCAGCGTCAGTCGTTGTGTGCAAGGCCGCCGCTGTCCCGGCCGCGTCAGGCGTCGTGGTGTTCGCCCCGTCTGTTCCGCGCATCGGCGTCGTGGGTATCGCCGCGACGTCCGCCGACAGGCTTGCCCCGCCAGGTGCCCCTAACCTAGCGAAGCTGTCGCCAGTCTGGGCCGTATGGCCGACCACCGAACCGACTGACCCGCCGACGTTGCCCGTAACGCTGCCGACGGCCCCTGTTACGGAACCGACAGCACCCGTTACAGATCCGACAGCCCCGCTAAGACTGGCCGCCGAAGTGTTCGTAAGTGCTACCGTCGAAGTTTTGTTTTCGATATTGCCCCAGTCGATACCAGCCGCCCCCGTCGCCGTAACGTCAAGCGTTCGTCCTGCCGTTGTTGCTTGTAATGGTCCTTCAGCAGAGGCTCCGTACATCGCGTCATACACAGCTTCTTCAACGACGTGCCAAGTCATCTTGACCAGCAAGGCACCTGATTCATGGACAG